CAGTTAAGTCAGTTGCTGACTAGAATGAGCGATGAAATGGAACGTGTCAAAGACAAAGCCATTATGATGTCAGGAGTACAAGCAATTAACTCCTTATTTAAAAAGCTCACAGCTACAGCAAGTGAAAATACAGATGTTAGTGGAGATTGGGAGGAGACATTCGAAAGTAATTTTAATAATTACGATTTTGATAAACTTTTTAGTTGACAACCAACTTTATATAACATATACTAATGACTATATAAGTAGTCATGAGGCATACTTAGGCAAAAACACATAGGCAACATTTAGGAGAAAAACTATGGCAACATTGGCAGAAATTCGTGCAAAATTGCAAGAGCAAGAATCAAGCGGCGGACGTGGTTCGCAAACAGGTGGCGATAACGCTATCTTCCCTTTTTGGAATATCCCAGAAAATTCAACAAGTGTACTTCGCTTTTTACCAGATGGTGATGCGAGCAACACTTACTTTTGGCGTGAACGTCAGATGATTCGTTTAGGATTTGCTGGCGTAAAAGGCGACCCTAACAGTCGTGCAGTTACAGTAAACGTTCCATGTAATGAAATGTGGGGACCGACAGGATCATGTCCTGTACTAGCTGAGGTACGTCCTTGGTTTAAAGATCCTGCACTAGAAGATATGGGTCGTAAGTATTGGAAGAAACGTTCATACGTTTTCCAAGGCTTTGTAGCTGAAAGTAGTCTACAAGAAGATACTACTCCGGATAATCCAATCCGTAGGTTTGTTATCAATCCTAGTATTTTTAATATTATTAAAGGTGCATTAATGGACAGTGACTTCACTGAACTTCCAACAGATACTGAACAAGGTACTGACTTCCGTCTTACTAAGACAACTAAAGGTCAATATGCTGACTACAGTACTAGTAGTTGGGCACGAAGAGAACGTAGCTTGGATAGTAATGAGAGAGCGGCTGTAGAACAATACGGCTTGTTTAATCTTAATGATTATCTTCCTAAGCAACCAAATGAAGAAGAACTTCGTGTTATTGGTGAAATGTTCGAAGCTAGTGTTAATGGCGAAATGTATGATTCAGAACGTTGGGGCAATTATTATCGTCCTGCTGGCGTACAAATCGACACTAGCAATAGTGCTCCAAAAGCAGAAAGTGCAACACCAGCACCTGCTCCAGCACCAACACCGCAACCTGCTCCAGTAGCAGAAGCGGCACCTACTCCAGTTACTCCACCTGAAAAACAGGAACAAGTAGCGGCGGCAGTAGCGGCAACGACTCCGGCTCCAGCTGAAGGCGGTGCAAAACCTAATGCCCAAGATATACTAGCGGCTATTAGAAATCGTAGCAACTAATTGAAAATCTAATTAGTAGGCGGCATGTAGTCGCCTACTGTGGCTTTATGGAGAGATTAATGGCAAAACCTTTTGACGTAAGTAAATTCCGCAAAAGCATTACAAAAAGCGTACCTGGGCTTAGTAGCGGATTTAGGGATCCTGATACATGGATCTCAACAGGAAATTATACACTAAACAAATTACTAAGTGGTGACTTTAACAAAGGCATTCCGCTAGGTAAAGTAACAGTGTTTGCAGGTGAATCAGGTGCAGGTAAAAGTTTTATCTGTAGTGGTAACCTAATTAGAGAAGCACAAAAACAAGATATTTTTTGTGTATTAATTGACAGTGAAAATGCATTAGATGAACAATGGCTTAAAGCACTTGATGTTGATACTAGTGAAGATAAACTGTTAAAACTAAATGTAGCAATGATCGATGAAGTTGCTAAAGTTATCAGTGAGTTTATGAAAGACTACAAAGCAAGTTATGCGGACAAAGAACCAGAAGATCGTCCTAAAGTATTGTTTGTGATTGATAGTTTAGGCATGATGCTTACTCCTACAGATGTAGATCAATTTACTAAAGGTGATATGAAAGGTGACTTAGGTCGTAAACCTAAAGCACTTACGGCACTTGTAAGAAACTGTGTAAACATGTTTGGTGACTTTAATGTAGGACTAGTAGCAACTAACCATACATATGCTTCGCAGGATATGTTTGATCCAGATGATAAAATATCTGGTGGACAAGGCTTTATCTATGCATCAAGTATTGTTGTTGCAATGCGTAAATTAAAACTTAAAGAAGATGAAGATGGTAATAAAATTAGCGAAGTAAAAGGTATCCGAGCGGCATGTAAGGTTATGAAAACTCGCTTTGCAAAACCATTTGAAAGTGTACAGATTAAGATTCCGTACGAGACAGGAATGAATCCATACAGTGGGTTTGTTGACTTGTGTGAGAAACTTGAACTATTAAAGAAAACGGGTAATCGATTGGAGTATACTAGCCCAACTACTGGAGAAGTGCTTACACAATTCCGTAAAGCATGGGAAAGAAACGAAGACGGTTGCTTGGATTTGATTATGACCGAATGGGGTCAAAAAGACCTTCCGGAGGTAAATATCCAGGAACAAGAAACACTAGATATCTTACCTGAGGAAGAGCCTATACATGAAGATGGATGATGAAGAAATAGCCACATACGTTGATATGTGGCTATCTCTAAAACCTTATATTAATCCCAAAGACAAAGAATTGGCATGCGAAAAGTTTTTAGCAGTAATCAATGAAAACATTGCTGACTTGAGCGAAGTATGCGATGAATGGTTTGGGCATGATTCAACACTTGACAGAGTAATAAGAGATTGTTATTATGAAGATGCATATGACGATATTGATGAAGACTCTGATGAATACGATGATTGGTAAATGACCTGGTATAGTAAAGTTAGACAGGATATAGCTAATATAGTTCCTGCAATTGAACATTTCGAAACTCAACTAAACGAAGCAAGATTAGATTGCGGACTCAAAGGCAATGTGGAAAAACATTCACGTGATATGCCGGGTATAGTTGAGTATCGTTTTAATCAGTTGCAAGAACTTGAGGCTATCTTAGAATACTTGAATATTGAAATGCGTAAAATACGCAACAAACATTATCGCAAGTATTTGGAAGGATATAACAAAGCACTCTCAAGTAGAGATGCTGAAAAGTATGCTGATGGTGAACAAGAAGTTATTGACCAACAACATATTATTAATGAAGTAGCTTTAATCCGAAATAAGTTTATGGGATTGATAAAAGCAGTAGATGCCAAGCAATTTCAGATAAACAATATTGTAAAGCTCAGAGCGGCTGGATTAGAGGATGTAAGTTTATGATAGTAACGATAGCAAGTGACCACGGCGGTTACAAAGTAAAAGAAGCAATCGGTGAATGGTTGTTAGAACAAGGACATATAGTTAGAGATTGGGGAACAGACAGCGAAGAGAGTTGCGATTATCCTGACTATGCTAAAGGAGTATGTGAACTTGTAGCAAGTGGTGGTGCTGAGTTTGGTATCCTTGTTTGTGGTACAGGAATTGGTATGAGTATGACTGCAAATAGAAATCCAGAGATTCGTGCAGGACTTTGTAAAGATACCCAAACTGCCGTGCTTACTAGACAACACAATAATGCAAATGTATTGTGTTTGGGTGCTAGAGTCACAGACCATGCATGGATAACAAATATAGTACATGCATTTCTTACTACAGAATTTGAAGGTGGACGGCATCAAACAAGAATAGATAAGCTATGAGTAATATAGTAGTAATAGGTACCCAATGGGGTGATGAAGGTAAAGGCAAAGTTGTTGATTACCTATCTGATAAAGCAGATATTATTGTAAGATTTCAAGGCGGGCATAATGCAGGACACACATTAGTTATTGATGACAAAGTGTTTAAACTAAGTTTGCTACCTAGTGGAATTATTAGAGAAGACAAAGTTACTGTAATCGGCAATGGCGTTGTACTAGATCCTTGGGTACTTTTAAAAGAGATTGAACAAGTACGTTCACAGGGTATTAGTATTACTACTGATAGATTATTAGTTGCTGATAACACTCCTCTTATTATGCCTTATCATAGCAATTTGGATCAAGCTAGAGAAAAAGCAACTAGCAACAAGATAGGTACAACTGGCAGAGGTATTGGTCCTGCATATGAAGACAAAGTCGGTAGACGCAGTATAAAAGTAGGAGACTTAGCAGACATTGACTTGTTAAAACAAAGATTACAAGTGGCAAGCGAGTATCATGGATTTGAAGTTCAAACAGTACTTGATGAAATATTATCTATTAGACATGAAGTTTTACAGTATGTCAAACCTGTAGCTGAATGGTTAAATGAACAAACAGATGCTGGTAAAAACATATTGTTTGAAGGTGCTCAAGGATCAATGCTTGACGTGGATTTTGGTACATATCCGTATGTTACTAGTTCAAATTGTTTAGCAGGAATGGCTAGTATAGGCAGTGGTGTACCTCATAATAAAATACCATATGTAGTTGGCATAACAAAAGCATATACAACCAGAGTAGGTGAAGGGCCAATGCCTACTGAACTTACAGATGATATAGGTTGGCATCTTGCTGAAGTAGGAAAAGAAAAAGGAACAGTTACCGGCAGAGATAGAAGATGTGGTTGGTTTGATGCAGTACAAGTTCGTAAAACTTGTATGCTAAATGGTGTAACCAGTATTGCACTAATGAAAATGGATGTACTTGATCAACTGGCATCTATAAAAATATGTGTAGATTATATTGATGATAGTCCTGTTTATGAAGAGATACCTGGATGGAAAACAAGTACAGTT